GTACCAATACCCACTTCCCAGTTTGTAGTTTGGGTTTCGTAAATACCGTAATAAGTGGTATTTCCACTACCAATAGCGGAAGCAAATGACTGGTAGCCTGTTACAGCACCAGCAAGGGTTAAAGTACCAGTTCCGCTAGTTGTGCTAGTTTCCTGGACTCTATCTTTAATGATGAGAGCCATAAATTAGCCTTATTGGTTAGCTCGAATAATAGTGCCAGAAGAAATGCTGACGACCTGAGTTGTATCAATAGAGGTGTTATTTAGGTTCATATCGCAACCAGTTAAACCTACTGTGCCATCCATGATTACGGTAGAGTTATCTGACTTAAATATGCGGAAAAACTGCGCTGTGCCTGTGGCGACTGCTGTGCCACTAGCGACTGAACCTAATGTAATAGTACCGTTTGAATCAGTACCAAAAGAGCCAGTAACCACAAGAGAAACCAATAAAGTTTGACTTGTAATTGCAGTATTGGCATTAGCAGGTTGTGAGCCTTGGTAAATACTAATGATAGCGCCTGAACCAGCATAAGTAATTAGACCCTGTTGTTGGGCATCACGAGTGCCGTTTGAATATTTGAGGTTTGATGCCATTAAATAACTCCTTGAATTTTGCCGTCAGGGCCACGCACTACTTGTTTTGGGCGACTGTGATTTTGGTTAATTGTATCAACTAAAGCGCTAATTTGACCGACCATTTGCTGATTACTCTCTTTAATAGCGTCTGCCAAAGGTGCTAATGGGTGTTCCATAGACTTAGCCATATCTTCTTCTGCTAAGTATGCAGTTTCGCCATTGTCATCTGCCGCAGAAATACGAGCCACTTCAATCTTAGCGCCATTGTTAATGTGAGCTAACAACACTTGAGTATTGCGCTCCATATTCATCTTCATTTGGGCTAATTTAGCCTGCATTTCAATTTCAGCCTGGTTGCGCTGTGCTTCTAGTTGGAATTTAAGCTGGTTTTCTTGGGCTTGGTATTCTTGTTTAGCCTTTTCCAACTCATTTTCAGCTTGCATTTTTTGCATTTCTAGCTGGTTTGCAATTTGTAGCTCTTGCGACTTAGCTTGCATCTTCATTTGCTCAATTTGCACTTGCAATGGAGGTGGTTTTGGCTGACCTTCCATTTGTTTAGCTTGTAAGCGGAATTTATCGGCTGTTTCGTCAATCAAACCTTCTAAAGACTTGCCAGCTTTAAAGCCTGTTACTGCAAATTTAAGCATTTCCATCAGCAATGGGGTTAATTCTGGGCTCGCCTGACTTGCAGGAATAGCTTTTTCCATAAATCCGCCAATAGCTGCCAAGAATTCCATGCGGTCTTGCTTTTCTTGCATTTCATCTTGAAAAATCATTGAGTCAGAGGTGACTTCAATGCGGAAATTCTTGCTAACTTCGTCTTTTAATAGGGCAATAGCTTGTGGAATCAACGCTTTATCGTTGTCATCCATCTGCATACCGCCAGCAATCTTAATAATGGTATCTTCGGTGAAATGCTGGCAAATAATTTGCGATTTAATAGCAAGCAGCGAGGTTGCGAAATCAACAACAGCGTGTTGCATAGTTTTGAGGCGACCTGCTGCATTGTTTGATTTAATGATTTGTGCGCCAAGGGTTTCATTGGGGTCTGTTTGACCACGCTGAATATCGGCAATACCCATCAATTCATAAATTTGACCCTTAACTTGCTCCATAGCCTGATAGCATTGTGCAAGCGCAGTAGCAAATGGGGCAATATCAACTAAATCTAATGCGCCTTTCATGCCTTGTTTTTCGGCAAATGCCATCCAATTCTTTACTGGAATCAAGACATTAGACTCATTACCTTCGGAGAATAGGCGCTGGAGTTCAGAAGCGCTGGCATCATACAAACCACGCACTTTCAATGCACCAATGAGTCCATCAATACGGTCACATAGGTCGTCTAATTCTCTAGCTTGGTCTTGGTAAATAGTAAAGTCAGGAATAGGCTCAAGACTATCAGTAGTTAAAGTAGCGTAAAGTGGCTTTGGACAAGGCCAAAAGTTTTCCAACTCTAATGGGTCATCTCTTTCATCAAGAATTTTGCCCATTGACTTACTAATCCACAGTACTTTGCCTGTTTCTTTGTCCCAAATTTCATAAATTTGAGCTTGGTAGGCTTGGTCATCATTCTTAGTGTAAGACTTACCGACTTGTTCAGGTTTAGTGTCAAGCGGTATTTTGTTGCCTAATTCTTCGCCAAAACGCTCTACAAGCGCTGTGCGGTTTAAATAGACCTTACGCCATACTGCGGTGACTTCTTCCCATGTACGAGCTACTGTATGACCAAAATCACGCCAATGGACATAATCTACAGGGCAGCACTCATATTCAATTTCTTCTTCAACTTCGCCAGGTTCGTTATCTTCTTCTTCTGGCATTGGGCCTTCTAATGGCGCACCGACATCGCCTTGACCGTTTACATAGCTAGGGTCATGTGCTTGTTTAGCGTCAATGGTTTCGGACAATTCCCAACCATCTTCAGGCTCTTTTTCTTTCTTAGCCATAAAATGCGGTTCATAACGCACCCATGCTGTGCCACGACCACCTAAAAGACGGTCTGTAACGCAGTTCACCATAGCGGACTTATAGTCGCCATAGTGCTCAATTTCAAACTCTAGCGCTCTTTCTAGGAGCATTGAGGCTACTCTACCAATAGGGTCGTTATCTCTAAACCTACGGCTTACATCAGGGCGTGGGAGTCTTGCAAATACCGCTGGGGTAATGGTTTGGACATTACTCCATAGAATATTGAAGCGAGCATTAGGATTGGTTTTGTTGCGTGAGTCATCCTTGTAACGCTTTAAAATCTTGTCCACACGAGCTTCCCAGAGTTTAAAACTGCGCTCATAGGACATAATGCGGTTGTACCAATCTTCGTAGCTGTGCGCTACCTCGCCTCTTAATTCAGACATAGAAAGCCTTATGAGAAGTTGCCGACTACTACTGCGCTAACACCAGCGCCAGTTGTGATTTTCCATGCGCCATTTAATGATTGTGCTTCTACTGTCAAAGAATAAACACCTTGAGAAGCATTGGCAGGAATTAAAGGTATTGAGGTAGAGCCGTCAATAATGGTTAATGTGCTTGTAGCAGTAGCAGTAACGGTTGCAATAACACGCACTAACATATCACCAGCAGCGCCATTGTTGCCCATAACTTGAGCAGTTGTTGAAGGGGCTACATACTCATAAGTAGTGCCAAATGGTTGTTGTACGCCTGACATTTAAATTCTCCTGTTGTTTGGGGTGTTTTTAATAGCCCACATATCGTTTAAAGTTACATCCGTTTCACCAACAAACAAGCCCTTTATAGGTTCGTCTTTGGTCATTATTTTTTCTTCCACTCGCCAAGCAACTGCTGCCATGCGATAAGCGTCTGCAGCGTGTGATGTCCAATCATGCCGAGGCTTATCTCTAAAGACTTTTCTATCCTCGTCATATTCTCTTTGATACTGTCGTAAAGATTCGATACCATCCTGACACCTTTCTGCGTCAAACCAAGACCTCATCAATGCCATGCGACTTGCTTGAATTCCGTCTTGAAGTCCTAAATTTGGGACAATTTTCATAGATTCTAACGGAATTTTAACAGAAAGTTGCTCAATTATTGACTTTCCGCCACTTGCTAGAGTTTTTGCTCTTGCGTCATGAGGCAAATAATGTAGCCCATATTGGTAGCCAAACTCTGCTTGTTTAGCTTGAATGAGTCCTGTATAAAATGCCACAGGCTGACCATTGCTTCCATGGTAGTCAAGAAAGCGCAATTCACCTCTGACAACCTGCCACCACCACACACTTGTATCATCGCTGTAACCCAAGTCCCAACTTGTATTAACTTTATACATAGGGTCATATTCAACCTTGGTAATTCTGCCTTGGTCGGTAAGCTGGCGCATTTCTTTACCGTAATAAGCGCCAAGAATAGCTGACTCAAAGTCACATTCGAACTCTTGTAAGTATTGGTCTTGCGTCATGGACTTAGCGGCATCCTCAAGCTCTTGCTTTGGAAGCAAACCAGTCTGACTAGCTCTTAGGGTTTTGGCATACCAGCTATCGTCATTGGTGGCGTTATTGTATATGTCCCAGAAGGCATTATGACCTTTGGGCGTTCCAATGAAAACTGCCCAGCCGAGTCTGTCTGCCAACAAAGGCCGAATAATCTCGCCCCAAATACGAGGGCGCATATCTGCATACTCATCTAGCACAATCCCATCAAGGTATAGACCACGCAGAGAGTCAGCATTATCAGCGCCAAATAACCTAATTCTTGCACCATTTATTAATTCCACCCATAGTTCAGATTGATTAGCTTTAGCCATTACAGGCTTACTAAATCTTAATAGGTAGTCCCAGGCGATATTTTTGGCTTGGCTGTAATATGGTGCAACATAAGCGTAGCGACCATCTTCTTTGCCCTCAATTAGGGCTTTGTATATAAGGTCATTAATGCATGAAACAGTTTTACCGCAGCGTCTATGCGCCACAATAACTGCCCAGCGTTGTTTTCTTTCGTGAAAGTCTAAGAATACGCTACGAGGTTGGTAGTCTAGTTCTACCTCTTGGACTATTTCTTCCAAGACACTACCAAGCGTTGTGGGGCTTTTTCATCGCCTACTACTTCAGTCCTTGCAAGTTTAGGCACAGCATACTCAACCATGTTTTGCACTATGTCGCAGGCTTTACCAGGATTAGGTGGCACAATCCACTTTCCAGTAGCATCGTCAAATAAGCCTTCAGCGGTGTTTTGAAGCCATGTTTGTAAATATGGTAGGTTGGCATCAAGAAGCGCTTTAACAGCCTCTCGTGCCTCTTGAGTGACTTTATTAGGCGTTCCTGCAACACGCCCACCTGTCTTTTTTCTAGTTTTTTCTACTTTAGAGTCCATACATTCTCAAGTGATTGATTTGTAAGGCTTAATTCTACAACAGAATTTAAAATGGGTCTTTAACGACTTTATTCATTTCTTTAACAAGCATATCTCTGCGCTTATTGCGCTTTTTCTCATTCTTTTCTAGCGTAGACTCTTTATGTTCTCTTAATAAAGCGTCTTTTTGTTTGTATTCGTGTTTCATGTGTTTCATTTGTGAAACTTCTCCAACTCTAAAGCTAATCTAGCCCTACGACCTTCTTTGCCTTTTGCTTTGGCGGCTTTTTTTAGCTTACCTTTAGGAATGGTGTCGCCTTCTTTAACGCCTAATTCTTTCTTTAGTGCGCCTTTATGCTTGATAGCGCCAGCAATCCAGTTAGCCATTATTCACGCTCTTTAGCAATACGAGCCATTACTTTTTCTTTGGCGGACTTTTTAATAGTCTTTTGTTCTTCTAAGTCTGGAGTATCTTGGTAATTCTCATGCTTGTCGTAAGCAGCTTTAATGGCTTCTTTACGCTTTTTAGCCTTGGTAACTGATGACTCAAAAGACTTGCCGTCTTTCTTTTCAATTTCCATGTCTTTTTTAGGCATTGCTTTCATGTTAATCCATCTCTTTCAGTTCTTTACGCTTTGACTCATTTTTGGTTTCGCCTTTTTCTTCAGCGCTACCCATGTGTTTTTTGTATGCCATGTCTATGACATCTTTGCGCTTTTTCTTCTTTGACATACCAGCTTCACTCATTGCAATGGCAATCGCTTGCTTTTCAGGGCGACCAGCTTTGCGTTCTGTGGCGATATTTTCGCTTATAGCTTCTTTTGACTTGCCTTTTACGAGTGGCATGGTAATTCCTTTCAAAGTTCGTACAATTTTACATTAAAAATGTCTTGCATATTGTCCGAAATATTTGTTTCTAACTTCAGTAGCTACCAAATCTGCAAGTTTTAAATCATCATATATTCCAAAATATTTCAATATGCCCTCAATCCTACAATAAACTTGCCATTTTTTTGCAGCTTTGTTCCAGTAAACATTTTTGAAGCCTGAGCTATTGTTTTTGCTTAATTTAGCGTTTTGCAAATTTTTTGTTTGGTTTACTTCTCTTAAGTTATGAATTTTATTGTTTGATGGGTTTCCATCTATGTGGTCTATGTATTTTGGAAAATATCCATAATGCCAAAAATATATAAGTCTATGATTTTTGTATGTTTTTCCGCAAATTTTTATATTTTTGTAGCCAGCGGAGTCAAATGAACCAGCAATAGAACCAATTTTTATTTTTCTATTGTTGGAAACTTTCCATAACAATTCGCCATCTTTGTAATCAAACAGCGTATGCAAATATTCTTTTGTTAAAATTTGTGCAATCATGTCAATTCCTATCATTGATGTGATTAAAAGCCCCTATTGGTTTGCCGACCTTTAGGGGTTTTGTTTATTCCTCATATAATTTTAACACAGAAATAGCTTCTTCTACATTGTTTACCCTATGTAATGGCCCACCTTGCCAGTTGGCAAATAGCTTGATTTGCAATGGAGTTAGCGTTTTAGACTCTCCATCCTTGACCTCAAGTAAAATGGTGGTGTCGTTGTATGCACACAATAAATCTGGAATTCCTCCGCCAACTGTATGCAAAAGGAAAACATCTGCGCCATAATCTCGTAGCGCTTTTACAACATCCTTTTGATTTTTATCAACTTTTTTAGCAAATGCCATATTTATATGTTAGTGTTTAGCAACTTATAGTATAAGGGGAAAGACTTGAAAATATTGCTGATTGACATAGAAACCAGTCCAAATACGGCTCATGTGTGGGGATTATGGCAACAGAATGTATCACTTAATCAACTTTTAGAGTCATCATACACCATGTGTTATTCGGCTAAGTTTTTGGGCGAAAAACACATTTACTTTGACTCTGTGTATAAAACAGACGCAAAGACCATGCTAGAAGGCGTTTACAAGCTGTTAGAGGAATCAGACGCAGTAGTGCATTACAACGGCTCAAAGTTTGATATGCCCACGCTGAACAAGGAATTCTTGCTTCATAAAATGCCACCGCCACCACCAATAAAGCAAATTGACTTATTGCGTGTAGTAAAAAGCCAATTTAGGTTTCCTAGTAATAAATTAGACTATGTAGCGCAGCGTTTAGGTTTAGGGCAAAAAACGCACCATGAAGGCCATACGCTATGGATTAAATGTATGGCTAATGACCCTAAAGCATGGAAAACAATGGAAACTTATAATATTCAAGATGTGGTATTGCTTGAAAAGTTATATAACAAATTATTACCATGGATTAAGCAACCACTTAATATTAATTTAATGAAAAAAGACAGGGGTGGTTTTGACTGTCCTACTTGTGGCAAAGCATCATTAGTAAGTAAAGGTTTTCAATATACAACTACTGGGGCTTATCAGCGATATCAATGCAAAGCCTGTGGCGCATATTCATCTGATAAGCGGTCTGTTATTCCCCATGCACAATTAAAGCATTTATCGTGAAATTATCGCCAGCCATTTTAAAAAACCTATACAGCGCAATTTATTGTATGAAACCTTTTGACAGGTGGGCAATGCCTTTGCCTGAAGAAATACACTTTGTTGTAGACAAAGACAAAGATGTAATGGGGACTTATTTATATGATGACGGTGGAAAGCACGAACATACCATTACCATTTCATCTGAAAAATGCGGACACCTCTCAACAGTAATCCGTGTCCTCTGCCATGAGTGCGTTCACATGAGCCGCCATAAAACAAATAAATGGACTCATCACGACAAAGAGTTTCGTAGGCGTACCAAAGTTATTTCAGACGAATTGGGCTTTGACCCTTTGGAGCTTTAGCCCAGGCTTTGTTGGACTTTCTCCAATAACGCTTCCTCGGTTGTTCCCCACTTTCTTTCAAAACCTTTTTTACCCAATCCGTGAACGCCATTGTTTCCTCGGTGATGTTCAGGACAGAGGGGGATAATGGGGCTTGTAGCACGGACACCAGCCCTTCTAATGTGGTGAATTTCGGCAGGACTGTCTTCATACCCAAGCACGGTACTGCACAATATACAACCGAGTCTGGCAACTCTTGCCATATAGTTCTTTTCACTTTTAGTTGCCATCAGCCCATTCGTACCATTGTTTGTAATAGGCTTTAAAAGACTCAAAGCCATTTCCAATCAATATACACCCACCTTGGGGTTGCACGAGGTAATAATTGCCCATATTTACGCCATTGTCGGTATCGCCACGAATAATAACAACTATAAAGTCAGGTTTAGCAGCCAATGCTTGCAACATATATTGTTGGCCTTTGCTTGACTTCTCATTTGGGCGCTTCCATTCCATTATTAAAAACTTGCCTTTTCTTTCGCAAATGCCGTCTACATTGCTTGGCGTAAAACCTGGCGAAGTTGGCAATAAACCAACAAAGTCACCATAGTCAATATGGGTTGGATTAGACCGCATTAACTCAGCCATTGTTTTTTTAATTCCTTTACGCTGGCAATTTCAAGTCTAATAGTTTCGTCAGCTATTTCATGAGCAATTTTTGTAGCTAATTCTGCTTTGCCTTTAAGTTGTGCATTATTGTATTTTTTTAGTAGTTTTTGAATGTTTAAATAAGGTACGCAATAATCGTTCATCGTGTCATTCTTTCAATATTTCTGTTTGTTGCCTGTTCTGTACGCCACGCTTCAAAACGCATTTCCGCAGCCCTTAATTGCCAGCGTAACGCTTCTGCTTGTTCTGTTGCTGCGCCAATAGCCTTGCATAAATCTTGGTAGTCTTGCGAGCGATAAGCTTCTCGTTCTTGAGCGCCCAGACTTTGTTCGTCTGTTTGCGCCATTTTAATCGCTTTAAGACTACTTTTATAAGTTTCAAGCTCTGCCAACTCGCCCTTTGCTTTCGCATATTTAGGCGCTGTTTTGAAGATAAAGTCAATCGCATCATTTGGGTCGTATTCTTTCATAAATTACCCCATTGCTGGGCCATAGCATCAGCTATACCTTGGAATGTTTTGTTTCGCATTTTTTCCCTTTCTTTTGGCGGCAAACAACTGCTGTCGTAATACCATTGGCTCATGCGTTTACCACTTTTAGCAACCCAAATTTGTCCTTTGTTTACAACATTTGTAGGTTGCAATAAAGGCAAACCTTTAAGCCATAAACAAGTAGCTTTAGTTACGCTATGACCATATTCCCAAGGGTGTACAATTTGGTCAGGTTTGCGCCATTTGCTACTCATAATTCCTATTGGATTTTCAATGGCATAGCGTGGAATATTGCAATTAGCTAATGTCATAAAAAAATCTATACCTTGCTGTTGCCGACCATCTGCAATCTTTTTTGCAAAATGCCTAGCTCCACTTGATGCCAAATGTGTGCATGGTGGATGAGCAATCATTAAATCCCAGCCATCACCAATGATGTCCATTACATTGCCTTGGTAATGTGGCCCAGGCATTTCTGTAGGCTCTAAATCACAACTCATAGCTTCATGCCCCCCCCTAATGAACGCATCACGGACTGTTCCGCTAAATTCACAAGCAATCAAAACTCTCATTTAAGGTTCATCCATAGGCCTGTTGCATACATACAAACCGCAACAAATTCAACCAAAAATAAAGGGTAATCTTTTTTCGTTAGACCAGCAAAAGCCCACAATGCGCTTCCAATAAATCCAAAATAAATGTTTGAAGGATAAAAATTAAAACTTGTTAAACCTATTCCCAACAAACAAATAATTGTTCCTAACCATTTTATTAAATCCAATGTCCCCATGTTCCCCTATTGCCTTTTTCATATTGCGTGTAAAAGTCACGCAGTAATTGTTCGTTTAAACTATGTTTGCTCAAGTATTGCCTAAATTTTTGCAAACCCCATTCGTTACGCCATTTGCACAACTGCCTTACTGCACACTCATGCCGAGCTTGTTCATACATTTGCGTTTAAGGCTGTCGTATGAGTCATAACCTGTCCCAAGGACTCCAAGTTCTCTAGCTTTAGCTTCAATACCTTCATTGCTAAACATCCACCGTTTGTCAATTTTTTCTTTCTTGGGTTCAATAACAATCTCATCATCATAGCGCTCACCGTTAAGCCACGAGCTTGCGTGGGGTATGTATTCTAATTCAGTTTCTTTTGCTTTCCAGTATTCACAATGTGTGCTAATAGCTTTTGCAGCCATAAGTTGCTGTTCTGCTGACAACTTTGCCCAGGCTTTTCGTGCAGCTGCTTTAGCAATTTTTCGTGGATATAAAGACCAGAATTCATCAAACATTCCTTTCTCCTACTGCAAAACTCTTGGTGACATTGGTGTAGGTGGGCTAGGCGGTACAAAGTAGCTTGGCTGACCAATAGTAATGGATTGATTAGAAATACTAGGATTTGTAATAACAACCTGATTAGGGTATAGCGTAGCGGTCTGGGTTGTGTAACCTTGTGGGTTTACAAATTGTGCGGTGTTGCCGTTAATTTGCACAGTACCCATGCTGTAACCACGACTGTCGGTTAATTGAACCGTTTGTGCTTTGACAGGTACTCCATAAGCAAACATACAACCTAAAACTGCACCTAACAAACAAGCGCCTAAAAAGTCTTTCATTTAATTCCCCTTAAATGTTTACTCGTTATTGAGTGATTACAGTTTCTTAACATTTTTAAACAATGTAAAGTAAGAAAAACCCTTAGTTGCAAATTAGCAACATTTAGACATAGCTTGACCAAGGGTGATAGGAAACCGTCACCTGACCCAATGTCTGAGAAATACCAACATCTAGTCCTACCTAAGTTAATGTTCAGTCGATTTAAGGTCTTGTATCACCTTGTCCCTAAAATCTTGTGTAGTCGCCATTTAACGCTACGAGGCAGAAGTGGGGTGCATCACTCGCCTATCTTTTCTTCCACGCCACCGATTTAGGTGCTTAGTACGCCTGGAGTGCGGAGGATGATATTACTCCTCATCTACCTCATGTTGCAAGCCAAAACTGTTGTGTTTTTCCAACATTTCAGGCCATATAAGCCAAAAGTTGTTTGGAAACAAATCTTTACGAGTTACAAGACCATGACTTTCTTTTTCTATTCTGGCGGCTAAAAACAGTAATGGCCCATGTGCTATGCCTCTTTTGCGCCAAGTTGAAACAGTTGCTTGGTCACATTTGCACATTTTTGCCACTTTTGCCGTGCCACCTAGTAAATCTATTATAGCAGAGTCGGTTAATTTTAATTTTTCCATGTTGCACAGTTTAACCCATTTGTTGTTTATTTGCATAACTTAAAAAAAAGTATTTGAAAAAGCGAATAATGTGTTATAGTCACATACATAGCAACTTCGCTATAACTTTTAAGGGGAAACTTAAATGGATGAAATGTACCAAGTAATGACTGAAATGGAACAACGCCTTGAATTGGCATTGTCCGACATGGAAAACGGTATTGACTTAACACAAGACGACATTGATGTAATTCGTGCAGCTTGTGGCAAGCCAAGCAATAAACGCAATCAATTATTGCAAACCGTATTTAATGACTTTGGCAAAGTATTTGGAGGCAACCATGCAACAGTCTGAAAATATTGCAAATTTAGCTAAAGCGTTATCAATCGTACAAGGAAAATTAACCCATGCTAAAAAAGACTCTTCTAATCCTTTTTTCAAAAGTAAATATGCTGACCTTGAGTCTGTTTGGGATGCTTGCCGTAGTTTGTTGGCTGATAATAATTTGGCTGTGGCTCAATTCCCTGGGACTTATTCGGATTTAGACAAGTCTATGTCTTTAACAACCATTTTGACCCATGAGTCTGGAGAATGGATTAGCCATGAAATGTCTGTACCTGTTACCAAAGCTGACGCACAAGGCGCTGGTTCGGCTTTGACATATATGCGTAGGTACGCATTGGCAGCAGTAGTAGGTGTAGTGCAAGCGGATGATGACGGCAATGCTGCCAGCAACCCACAAGTTAAACAACCAGTAGTTAAAGCAAAGGAAATTTAAAAATGGCGTACATTCCAAAAGAGGGTTCAGGAAGTCTTTTTCGTAACGACAGAAAAACGACTGAGAATCACCCAGATTATCAAGGTTCTATCATGGTCAATGGCCGTGAACATTACCTATCTGCGTGGGTTAAAGAAGGCACTAAAGGGAAGTTTTTTAGTGTATCTATTGGCAAAGAAAAGCAACCAAAGGGCTTTACGGCTCGTGGCGAAGATGAATTGCCTAAAAACACGCTAGAAGACAGCGACTTACCATTCTAGGAGATGACCATGCTAAGTCATATACGAGATGTTATTGGCGACAAAGCTAAAATTTCTACAGAACCATTTGGCGTTGATGAAGAAAGGCAATTAATAGCATTTGAGGTAAATGACTTAGCTGCAGTTATTAAAGATGTAATACAAACTTGTGCAGACTGTTGTGTAAACGCAACAGACCGCCAAGCAATTTTAGAATTACTTAACTGAAAGGTGACAAATGATTAACTTGCAATTAGATGTAGCAGAAGTAGAAGCGCTTTTAAAGCATATTGAGCAATCAGCAAAGGCTTTAATTGCTAAAGTCCATGCACAGGCAGCGCCACAAGTTGCACAACAACAAGCGCCTGTAGAAACGCCAGAAGCAGAATAATGCTAATAAAAGGGGAAATGAAATGTCACAACATTGGTATTGCGCCCAAACTGGGCAACCGAGATATACAACTGTCAGTAAAAAAACTGGAAAAATCCGCAATACTACACTTAGAGATGCCAAAGCTGCGCCAGGAACGCTTGTACCAAGCGTTAGCACTATTACAGGACAATTATCGAAAGACGGTCTAAACACATGGTTTCAGACTGAGGCTATTTTGGCGGCAATGGAAAACCCAAGGCCGTTAGCTGAAGATAAAAAAGACTATGTAGCCAGAATACTGGACTTGGCTAAACAAAAGTCAAGAGAAGCGCAAGACCGAGGCACTCTTATACATGACTGGATAGAAGCGTTTTACAGCCAAGAATATGTGCCAGATATGCCTAGCTATGTCCGCACCGTAGATGACGCTATAACGGCTCATTTTGGGCATCAGCTATGGATTCCAGAGCAGAGCTTAGTAAACCAAGAAGGCTATGGTGGGCGGTGCGATTTATACTGCAAAGCAAGACATGACTTTTCAGGAGTCGTAATTGACTTTAAAACCACGCAAAAAAGCCCTGGTGAATTAACACCCTATTATGAGCATACACTACAGTTAGCAGCTTATAGGGAAGTTTTAGCCCCTACAGCACGGTGCGCCAATGTATACATTAATGGTGACACAGGCGAAGTCGCCATATACGAGCATAAAGAGCAAGACTTAAAAGACGCTTACGAGGCTTTTTTATGCTTACTCAAACTTTATAAATTAAAGAATGGGTTAAACTAATCACGAGGGCGCAGGTGGCTTTCCCCTTGCCAACCGCACACATCACGGAGTGTCCTGCCCCTCACCTTATTCTATGGGCGTTAAGCCGCCAATGTAGGATGCAGTAATTGGGTAATTTTGCGGCTTTCTGACCCATTGTTAGCAACTGCCAAATACAGCCCTGTTGCATATAAGCAACAACATAGGGTTTTCCCTAGTTATGCACCCTTGAAATTTATAAGAAACTGACTTCGCTGTTTACTTAAAAGGGGAATTTATGAAAGCAACTTATTTATTAACGATGTGCCTTGGTGACACCGAGATTGATGTGCATGGGTCTGACGAGCAAGTTGAAGAAATTTATATTTCTGGCACAGACCACGAAATTAGCGAATTAATTTACGCATTAAACAAAATTGGCTTTGAAAAAGCATACAAAGAATATGCATATTACGCTAGGGCTTATTAATGGAAGATTACATCCGCAGGGTATTTGAGGGTGAAGCGCCATGCGACAAATGCGACCAGGCGCTTGACTGCAAAGAAAATGAATTGGCTTGTAGGGCGTTTTCTTATTATGTGCGTCATGGGACATTCCATGAATATACGGTCAGAGCGCCAACCAATTATTTATTCAATTTAATTTTTAAAGACGATGATGTAGGCCTTAAAAATTACTATAAAAATGTCAAAGGAGAGCAAAGTGATTTACTCTAAAAAAGTGCAAATACGCAACAACATTGACTTTGAAATTAAAAACTTGTCATTAGAAATGAAGCGCAAAGAAATAAAACAATACAACCCTTTACATTACATTTTTGGGTATGTTTTGGAGTCTAAACCTTGGCTGCCGTATGGGGGAAAATATGAACAATGAACCAGTAGCGTAAAGAAGTAAAGACACAGATGGGTATTGGAGTATTTATCAATCACCAGTAGATGGTTCTGAACCACTTTACACCCATCCAGCAGATGAATCCTTTGACAGAACCGCTAGTCATATGGCTGGTGAGTATGTTAGTTATCCCAGCAAAGACCTAACAGATGAGGAAATAATTGCTTGTATTGACGAATCTGAGCCTGATACAGCAGACATGATTAGATTTGCTAGAGCAATACTAAGAAAGGCGCAAGAGAAATGACAATCCAAAAAATATATGTATTGACCCATTCAGGCAGAAGAACAAGCGGCCATGGAGAAACTGCGCCTTATACCGATATTGCCAGTA